CCAACACCCAATAACATAGCCACACCTAAAACTACTTCTTTCCAGCCCTCTTCTAATATTTCAGTGTCAGAGGTACCCAAGCGACTCTTTTGTTCACGTAATAATATTGTATTGTATTGCTCAGAGGTTATCTTTATCTTAGCCATGGTATATTTTATCTATAAATATCAATATAAAACAAAAAAGCCCCTTGGAAGGGGCTTTGATGTTTGGTTATTTGCTTATTAGATGTTGTCAAACGAAGCCCCTGTATTCATTTATTTATTTTAACAAAGGCCCGAATAATATTTTAGTTTTAGAAATTTATTTTAGTTCCTGTATTAACAATTACAAATATTTTTGTTTTCTTTTGACTTATTAGATATTTATTAGTATATTTGTATATGGAAAAGAAAATAGAATTTATAAAAAAAGCAATAAGTGTTCATGGTGAACGTTATAATTATACACCTGTTGAATATAAAGGAATCAAACATAAGGTTAAAATAATATGCCCAGAACATGGTGAGTTTGAACAATCACCAGAAAAACATATAACTCGTAAACAAGGTTGTCCTAATTGTGCTGGAACCAAAAAATTAACACAAGAAGAATTCATATCAAAATCAAAAGAAATTCATGGTAATAGATATGATTATTCAACATGTCAATATAAAAACGCAAATTCTAATGTTATAATTATTTGTCCAGAACATGGAAAATTTAACCAATTTGCAAAGATACATATGAGTGGTAGTAATTGTCCTATGTGTTTTGGTAGGAATAAAAATAATCTAGATGTGATTGAAATATTGAAAGGTATTCATGGTAATAAATATGATTATTCACTAGTTAAATATGAATCTGAAAAGGGGTTAATTAAAATAATATGCCCAGAACATGGGGTGTTTGAACAAACATTTAACACACATAAAAAAGGTCATGGATGCCCAACATGTTTTGGTAGACATAAGACAACCGAAATGTACATTATTGAAGCTAAGTTAATACATGGTGATAAATATGATTATTCGTTAGTAGAATATAATAATTCCACCGATAAAATTAAGATAATATGTCCAATTCATGGTGAATTCAGTCAAGGTTCAACAAATCATTTACAAGGTAATGGTTGTCCTAAATGTAAGGGGCTATCAATAACTGATAAAAAAACAAAAACTACTGAGGAGTTTATATCCGAAGCTAAGTTAGTTCATGGTGATAAATATAATTACACACAATCTAATTATATAGGTTGTAAAGATTATATTGATATAGAATGTAAAGAACATGGGGTTTTCAACCAATGGCCAGATAGTCATTTGCAAGGTGTTGGATGTCCTAAATGTGGATTAAAATATGATAAATCCGAAGGTGAGCTAAAAAGTTTTATTAGTTCATTAGGTATTAAATTTAATGAAAATACCAGAAAAATAATATCACCACTTGAATTGGATATATTTATACCATCACATAACCTAGCTATTGAATTTGATGGCTTATATTGGCATTCTGAAATACATAAACCAAGTAATTATCACTTAAATAAAACGGAATTATGTGAGAAACAAGGTATACAATTAATTCACATATTTGAAGATGAATGGGTTTATAATCGAAATATTGTTGAATCTAGAATTAAAAACATACTTGGGTTAACAACAAATAAAATATTTGCTAGGAAAACTGAAATAAAAGAAATAACATCAAATGAATCAAATAAGTTTTTAGGTTATAACCATCTCCAAGGTGGTACCAACTCAAGTATCAAATTAGGGTTATATTATAATAACGAATTAGTTAGTGTAATGTTATTCAATAAACCAAGACTTGGTATTGGTTCGGCTTATGATGGTTATGAATTAAGTCGATTTGCCAATAAATTAAACACAAGTGTTATTGGTGGTGCTGATAAGCTGCTTAAATACTTTATTAAAAATTATCGACCAAATGAGATTATTTCATATGCTGATAGAAGATGGAGTCAAGGTGGTTTATATAACAAATTAGGTTTCGAAGAAACGCATAAAAATAAACCAAATTATTGGTATATTATAAATAACATAAGAAAACATAGATTTGGTTTCAGAAAACATAAATTAAAAAATGAAGGGTTTGATATAATAACTAAAACCGAACATCAAATAATGCTAGAAAGGAAAATATATCGGATATATGATAGTGGAACTATAACATATAAAAAAACCATAACTTATTAGGTTATGGTTTTAATATAATTATTAATTAATTTATATGTTGTCAAACGAAGCCCCTGTATTCATGATAACGAATTCAATTTGAATAAATTCGAGTGAACGAGTTGGTTTCAAGAAAATTTGTCCAGTTAATTGATTTCTATCGATATCCTCTGGGTCTTTAGAAAGAACTACACGGAAGTCAGTAAGACCTCTTTCGGTTCTGATGTTATCCAAGATTGGATTAACAAGAGCCAAGAATTGGTTTCTAACTATCGAATCATTTTGTTCGAATAGAAGTCTGATAGAAACAGCAGAAATAAGTTTTCTTGCTTGTAATAAAAGACGTCTAACGTTGATTCTATTAAGGGCTGTTTCTTTTACTTGAAGAGTTTTATTTCCCCATATTTTGATACCATCAGAAGTGAAGGTAGCGATTGGGTTAATTCTGTTCTCATAAAGAACATCTCTTTCAGCCAAGGTCAATTTCTTTCTAGCTTGGATAGCGTCAACATCACCACGTTGGATACCTGCAACTGCAAACCATGGGAATGCGATATTGTCGGTCAAGGCTATGTTTCTTACAACATCTCTTGTAGGCGGTACGAAAATCAACACGTTGTTTTCAGCGTCATTGATTTGAATCCATGGCCAGTAAGTACAAGAATAGTTGCTATCATACATACCATCCAAATCAGATGTTACGTCATCGACACTAAGGATATCGCCAGAAGACGTGTCAGGTGTTGTCATGATATATAATGAGTCAGCTCTATCAGTTTCAATCATTTCGATAGCAGCCTCAATCAAGTTTGTATTATAATTATTATCAATGCCTGGAGTTGCAAACACGTTTATGTTTACCGCTTCTGGGTTTTTGAATGTCCAAATAGCCTCTAAGTATGCGTAATAATCAGAATTTATACCTAAGTCACCACTGCTAAGTGTTCTATTTTTGAAAGCACCGCTATTTAGACCATATTGGCCATAAGTACCATTGATGATATAAGCATCGCCATTGGTTCTTCTTGTATTATAAACATCCCATCCATCAAAACCACCGTAAGGTACGAAGGTGAATTTACGAGCATATACTTTTTCATAATCAGTACCAATCAACCCAGCATCTGTTCTGAATTCAGCGTTTCCTGTCTCAAATAAGAAGATTGGGCTGTATGTCGCTCCACTAGCGTTTATTGGAACAACAACGTTGTCGATAGTAACACCAGTAGCATCAATATCCATGTGGAATCCTTTGGTCATACCAGTCCATTGAAATGGAGTAGTTGTCGGTGGAACCCCTTTGTAATCGAAGAAGTCAGCGTCAATACCTACGGTCTCAGAAAGCCCTAAATAGAATTTACGCTTGTTTTGGAATGCATCATAAACGGTCTTGTACAAGACCGTTGGGTCAAGTACACTAGTTTGGCCATTTGTTTGGTAATCACGAATCGGGTAACCAACGAAACCAGCTGGGAAAGCATCGCTTGTATCGGAAGTCTCATCCATTTCAATAAGAACGTATGAAGATTTGGAAACATAAACACCATCGGTTGTTCCGATTTTTCTAGCGATATAATTAGCTGAAGTTGGGTCCATGGTGCAACGAGAGAAGCTTTCAAGAATAACTGGCTGTGCGTCAGTATCGTAAAATCCTCTGATTCTAACATCAAATTCTTTGGTATCTGGTTTTATGTTGACGATTGAAATCTTAAATTGTTCGTTTGCTGCGTTGCCATCAGAAATAGTTATGAATTTGAAAAGTCTTAACACCTTGTTACCACGCAACTCAGATACAACATAAGGAGTACTAGCTGGTTGGAATTCGTTCAAATAATCAGAGTAATCTGTACCATAAGTTATTAAGCTTTGTTTGATACCTCTTATCTTTCCTTCAGCATTAAGTGTTCTAAACAAGTTGTCGTATAACTCTTCAACAAACAACGCTGTTTTTCCATCTTGAGCACTTCTACCCAAAACCTTGGTAAGATAATTGGTTTGAGTTCTATCCATAGATACAGTGTAGTCAAACAATCCTTGTAGAGTAGATGTTCCACTTAATGAGAAGAACCCTAGCGGATTTGTTGTTGCTCCAGTATATGCTGGGTCAAATTTAACGCCAGTAGCACCAGTAATTTCAAATGATGGAAATTGAGTCGATAAATTAATTGTCCCTCTTGAACGTAACAAGGCAACCAATTGATTCTCAACATCAGAATAACCTGTACCAGAGTAATTGATTGTAACACCAGTTGTGGTACCTGTAATGATACCAGTACCGTGAGTAGCTTGATTTGTTGCGTTAACGTATAGATTAAACGATGCACCACTAAATGCGTTCCCTATCTTCTGATAAACTGTATTGATACTAACAGTTGCACCAGTAGCCGCCAATCCTAAGAATGCCAAGCTAGATGTCAATGAACCATCGTCAATAAGCGACTGAACCAATGGGTCGCTAGCCACAAGACTAGTGATTGTACCAGCAGATGTAGCTGAATAGCTAATCAAAGGGTCATATGTAGTTCCAGTAGTTGTCGCAACAACAGTTGCTGGGTCCAAAGCCGCATCAAATGTAATACCCCAAGCTAGTCCAGCATCAAAGCCAGAAAACCCTAGTACTCTTGTTACGAATAATTGATTGGATTGTGATAGATATGATTTAGCTACATAAGGTAGTTCATATAAAGGAGCTCCATTGTCCTTTACCTTGGTTGCGTTAAGTCCATTAAAGAAGGATTGGAATTCACCG